AATATTTATCACCTAGCAATATGAACACCTACATAAGCGACATGCCTATGTGGGTAGCTAGGTATCTGTTTGGTATTAAATCAGGTAGTGGAGCAGGAGCAGTCAGAGGTATTGTTCAAGAAGCGGCACTAGCTGATAAATACAAGACAGGTAAGTTTGATTTCGATGCATTAGAAATGCAGTTTATGACTATGTGTACAGAATCTAATATTGATTTAGGGGATGTTAAAGTAGAGAAAGAAAGAAACCTACTACCTAACTTTGGTAAAATTATTGATGAGAATTTTAAGTATAAAAACTTAGAAGACTATCAAGAAAGAGTTGAGGTTCAGTTTGATGACATGCCTATACCTGTTATGGGATATATTGATTTTAGATTTAAAGATAAAATAGTTGACTTAAAGACATCAACACGAATGCCATCAAGACCTACAGAAGCACAAAAGAGACAGATGGCATTTTACTCTATGGCATATCCAAACAATAGTGTAGATTTGTTTTTTGCTACACCAAAGGATCATAAGACTTTTACATTAGATAATTTATCTTTGTATAAAAAACAACTTAAAAGTGTGGCTTTTAGTATACAGAAATTTCTATCTATTAGTAAAGATAAACACGAGTTAGCTTCTTTAGTTTATCCAAACTTTGATTCATGGACTTGGAGTGCTAAGTTTAAAAAAGAAGCAAAGAAAATATGGGCAGATGTATAATGTCAGCATATAGTGCTAGACATGCAGCTCGTAAGAATGGGTATAGGAGTGGTTTAGAAGACAAGGTTGCTGAATACTTAAAGAGTAACTCTATTGTTTTTCTATATGAAAAAGTAAAAATAGAATGGGAAGACCTTGCCTATCGCACCTATACCCCTGACTTTGTGCTTAATAATGGGATCATTATAGAAACAAAAGGTATGTTTACTACTGCCGATAGACGAAAACATTTATGTGTAAAGAAACAACATCCTGATTTAGATATACGATTTGTTTTTGAAAATAGTAATAGAAAATTATATAAGAATGCAAAGTCAACGTATGCACAATGGTGTATTAAGCATGGGTTTAGATACTATACTAGAATTATACCTGAAGATTGGCTAAAAGAAAAAGGAAAAAACAATTATCCTAAATTTATAAAATTTTTAGGAAAGAAACTAGGGAGTTAATTATGACAATAGACATTACAACTAAATATCCATCTGCTTTCTACATAGAACTTTTACCTGAACTCGATGAAGATAATAATTGGCAGGGTGGCTTACAAGTAAATATTATTACATCAAAAGAAAATCCTATGCCTGTAGAAAGTAAAAGAGACTTAACACATCTAAGTCAACTCGTTGCAAGTTCTATAGCGTTTATGGAAAAGAATGTAGACTATGCAGACAAACTAGAAGAGTTTATAAAAGAACCTGAAGAAAAACCTGTTGTAAATGGTAACGTAATACACTTTAACTTTAACACTGAAGGGAATGCATAATGGCTGCTAGTATAAAAGAAATGATTGACTTTGAAAAAGATTTACCGTCTGAAGATAAACCAAAAATAGTTGGTAGAGAATTAGTAGATGACATGGTTAATCATCCACCACATTACAATCAATATGGTATAGAATGTATTGATGCAATAAAAGCTTGTACAGGTAAAGGATTTGAAGCATACTTACAAGGTAATATATTAAAGTATCTTTGGAGATATGATTATAAAAATGGAGTAGAAGACTTGAAAAAAGCACAATGGTACTTATCTAAATTAATAGAGATTGTAAATGACGATAAGAGTTAAAATGATGATAACATTGGATATAGATACAGAAGAGTATGCTGTACCTGCCGATGGAAAAGTAAATATAGAAATAGAAGAATTTGTAAGAGAAGCATTCTACGATTTAGAAGGTGCTGATATAAGAAACTTTAGAACAACAAGTGAGGAGATAAATAAATGATATCAAACGCAGCAAACAATTTACCTACAGATTACCAAAACTTTATAGCACTTTCTAGGTATGCTAGGTGGATTCCTGAAGAAAGTAGAAGAGAGGAGTGGTCTGAAACAGTTGATAGATATTTAAACTATATGCAGGATCATGTAATTAAAAAATATAACTTTGATGAGGTAGTATTCTATGAGCTTAGAGATAAGCTATTTAATTATATCACAAATCTAAGCATCATGCCAAGTATGAGAGCATTAATGACTTCAGGTAAAGCACTTGATAAATGTCATGTAGCAGGTTATAACTGTTCATACTTACCTGTTGATAGCCCTCGTGCTTTTGATGAGTGTATGTATATTCTTATGTGTGGTACAGGTGTAGGTTTCTCTGTTGAAAGAGAGAACGTAGATAAACTACCTATTGTTAATGAACATTTTGAAGATAGCACGACTACTATTAAAGTAGGTGACTCACGTTCAGGTTGGGCTAAAGCCTTGCGTGAATTAATTGCTATGTTATACGTAGGTCAAATACCTGAGTTTGATGTAGAAGATGTTAGACCTGCAGGTGCTAGACTTAAAACATTTGGTGGTAGAGCATCTGGTCCTGAACCTCTTGTAGATTTATATAAATTCTGTATAAATATGTTTAAAGGTGCTGCAGGTAGAAGATTATATCCTATAGAATGTCACGACCTTATGTGTAAGATAGGTGAAGTAGTTGTAGTAGGTGGAGTAAGACGCTCTGCTCTTATTAGTTTATCTAACTTAGGTGATGATCAGATGCGTTATGCTAAGTCAGGTCAATGGTGGGAGAATGAAGGACAGAGAGCTTTAGCAAATAATAGTATAGCATACAAAGGTAAGATTAATATGGAAACTTTTATGCGTGAATGGTTAGCTCTTGTAGAAAGTAAATCAGGTGAGCGTGGTATCTTTAATCGTAAGTCTGCTGTAAAACAAGCAGATAAAAATGGTAGACGAAAGACAGACTATGCATTTGGTTGTAATCCCTGTAGTGAGATTATACTTAGACCTTATCAATTTTGTAATCTATCAGAAGTAGTTATACGAGAAAACGATACAGAAAAGTCTCTATTAGAAAAAGTAGAGATGGCTACTATCCTTGGCACATTCCAAGCTACACTTACAGACTTTAAATATCTACGTAAGATATGGAAAGATAATACAGAAGAAGAAAGATTACTTGGTGTATCACTAACAGGTATTATGGACAGTAAACTATTTAATGATTATAATACAATCTTTCTTGAAGACGGACAACAAGTATTTGATGGATCAAGAGTTGGTGGTATTCTTACAAAACTAAAGGAGAAAGCAATTGAAACAAACAAGAAGTATTCAGAAATGTTGGGCATACCTCAATCAACTGCCATCACTTGTGTCAAACCTAGTGGTACAGTTTCTCAACTCGTGGATAGTGCAAGTGGCATACATACTAGACATAGCAAGTATTACATTCGCACTGTTCGTGGTGACAACAAAGACCCATTAACAGAGTTTATGAAGTCAGCAGGTATACCAAGTGAACCTGACGTTATGAAACCTGATAGCACTACAGTGTTTAGCTTTCCTATGAAAGCACCTGATGGTGCAACAACAAGAGACAATATGTCTGCTATAGATCAACTAAGATTGTGGCAAACATACCAAGAGTATTGGTGTGAACATAAACCATCTGTAACTATCTCTGTAAAAGAAGATGAATGGATGGAAGTAGGAGCATGGGTGTATAAAAACTTTGATGATATATCAGGAATTAGTTTTCTACCTCATAGTGATCACACCTATGCACAAGCTCCTTATCAAGAAATTGGTAAGAAAGAGTATGAAAAACTAAAAAATAAGATGCCTGACAAGATAGATTGGAAATTACTGCAAAATTATGAGAAAGAAGACAACACAGCAGGGTCAAAAGAGTTAGCCTGTAGTGCTGGAGTCTGTGAGGTTGTAGATATACAGTCTACATAATCAGGTACTAGAACCCTCGGAGGGTGTGTTTCACCCCTCTGACGGTCTTTATATGAAGACAAATTTTAAAAAAGGAGAAAATTTATGAGAGAATTACTAATTGGAGCATCAAGAACCTATTATGTTGGGTTAATTAATAAACATATAGCAAATGTAGAAGTTTTACTTACAAATCCTACAGGCATAGGAGAGCATCACGATATTCATGCTTCTATAGAAGAAGAGCTTGGTAAGATTGCAGACTATAATGATAAGTTAGAGATGCTCATTAAATATTTTACTAAACCTCAACAACAAGAGGAGAATAAGGATGATAAAAAAGATAAGAAGTAGAAAAGAAAGAGGACTTTCTAAATACGATGCTCCTTTAATTATACAGTTTAATAAAGGAGTCAATGCTTTTAAGAGAAATGAAAGGTCACCATATCATTTAAACTCTATGGCTTATAGAGAATGGTTACGTGGTTGGAATGATGCTTATAGCAGACAGTTTAAAAGGACACAAGTAAATGAAACTAGAAGAAGAGGTAAAGAAGTATATGCAAAATAAAAACAAAAGTATGATAACTGCTAATCATTATCAAACAGAAGCAAAGAAGACTGCTATCTTTCCTGCTAACAAAGCCCTAGAGTATTTATCTCTAGGGTTAGTAGGTGAAGCAGGAGAAGTTGCTAACAAAGTTAAAAAGATTATACGTGATAAAAAGATTGATGTAGATATAGGTGGGGAGATAGGTGATGTACTTTGGTACTGTGCTATGTTAGCTGACTATCTAGATGTTGATCTTGGTACTATAATGGAAAACAATATTAATAAACTACACTCTAGAAAAAGTAGAGGTGTTTTAGGTGGTAGTGGTGATAACCGTTAGTTATTTTGGTCTTCTAGCTTTAAACATATCTTTAAGTTTTAGTTTTACTAAATCTTCATCTTCTTGACCAAAGTAATCTGTATACAAAAACATGCCGTATTCATAGTTGCCTTTAAGTTTACCGGGTAATACTTCTTCAAATATAGAAACACCTTTAGAAACTTCTTTGTAGGCTTCGGCAACTATATTTATTTTTGATTTTGGTAATGAGAAAAATATATTTTTAAATTTTTGATGTTGTTCTTCTAGAGTTTCATTGCCAACTAGAGCCATTATCTCACCTCTAGATGCAGTTCTTTTTTGATTTATTAAAGACTTTAAAAAAAATCTTTTAACTAAATCACTTTTTAAATTTTTATAATCATCACTTAAAATAAACCCTGTTATTTGATCATCCATATAAGTGCCCATTTTTAATCTAGCTAGATTTGTTTTAGGTCTATCTCCTTTAATTGTTTTAGGTGAAACTTCAAACCAATCAAATCTCAATCTATCTAACTCATTTTCTGCTACAGTTTTTTCTTCTTCTATTGTGACACCTGTAGTCATTTTTAAAAATGGATTTACGTTAGTTAAAGGTTTTTTCTTATAGGGTGTATATACAGGTACGTCTTCCTTGTCTAAAAGAATATTACCCTCGTTAGCATCATATCTATTTGGAAATGATCTTACAGCTTGTTTTAACATATATTCAAAAAAATCAACAGATGTACTGTCTGATATTATTCTATATTCAGGATCAAGAAATGTACCTGCTATATCTTTAAGTTGACCCATTCCAACTGTTGCAGAATTAAAAGCATCTCCTAAAACTCTTGCAAGAGATTCAGAAATAAATTCTTTATTTAAACCTTGTTCAGCACCATTAACTACAATATCGACAGCAGCATCAACTATATGCAAACCTGTACCTGCACGACCCTGACCACCTGCTATTGCTTGTAATATTTCTCTTGTTGGTACAGGTATATCTACAGCTACTTTATCATTATCGTGTAATTGAGGTATCGGTATTCCAAGTACTGGAATCTTTTTTCTTTTTCTATTAGGTCCAGTCATTCTATATATTATATCTGCAACCATAGCATAACCCAAATAAGGTCCTAATAATGCTTGTAAATTATATTGCCCTTCACCAAATGGATTATTAATTGTGTAAGGACCTGTATCTTCATCTCCAAAATGTGCCCTAATAGCAAAAAAAGTAGATAGTGTTGCAAGTCCTGTTGTTTGTTTTGCAAAAGATTCAGCATCTAATTTTAATCTAAGTTCTGGTGCTATTTCTATTCCTCTAACACCTTTTTTACCACCTTTTTTATTAAGTATGCCACCTGCATTTACAAGAGCAAGTATCGGCATATGTTCCCATTGAAATATAAGTTGATTAACTAAATATCGTGGAAAAGGTGCAGCAAAAGATAGAGGTATAATTCTTTCAAATGTTTTTATAAAAGCATTTGCTCCAATATTAAAAGCACCTTCTTTGTCTGTAAAATTTCCTGTTTGATAAGTAAACTCAAGTGCTTTTTCCATAGACTCTGCTATTACTTTATCAGGTAAACTACTAAACTTTCCTGTTGAACTAGCTGCGTTGATAGGGTCTAAATAAGCATCTTCAAAAAATCCTCTTAAACCACCTCTTTGTCCTGATGTATATAACCACTTATCTACCTCTCTTGAAAAAATAGCACGTTTAAACATATTATCACTTAAAGTATTTAAGTAATTCATTTTTCTTGCAAGTCTAACAATTCCTGCTTCTTGTCCTGTTATACTACCTATATCTCCTAACTCTTTAAATAGTTTTTTACCTAAATCTGACTTAGAAAATCTTTCATCTCTTAGTAATAGTTCTAGTGCTTCTGTTTCCCAACTTCTAGTTCCTAGCCATAAATCTTTTCCTAAAGCTGAGTGCCAACCATTTCTCATCATTCCAAGACCTAAACGAACATTTAAATTTCCTGCTTCTTTTATTTCTTCATCAGTCAATCCTTTTATTGCTTTTTTTAAACTACCACCTTGCACTTTACCTTTTAGAGTAGTTAATAACCCTTCACCAAAAGTATCAAGAGCGTATGTATAATTACGCATATAACCACTAGAGTTGTTACGCATTGTAGTAGCAGTTTGTATTGTCATCATTCCAATACGTGCTTTATTTGCAGCACCTAAACCAAACCAGTTTTTCCACAAGGTAGATACTTTAGCAGCTCTACTTTCTGAACCTGATTCTTTTATAGCTTTTGTAGCAGGTGTAACAATATCAACTAAATTTAATAGTCTTTGATCTATTTCTGTTAATTCAGATAATAATAAATTTTGTTTAGCTTTCTTTTCTGCTTTAGATAATTGTGCAGCTGTTTGTAGAGTTTTACCTGCTAAACTATAATCTTCAACTAAAAGTCCAGAAAATTGTTGTAAACTTAAACCGTGTTCATCTAATATTTTTATAAATCTAACATCACTAATAACTCCTGATGTTAATCCTCTAGCTATTCTAGATGCTATTCTTTCTTTTTTTAACACTTTAGTAAGACCATCTTTTGATACTGCAGCTACATCTTGAGCAGGTATTAAATGTAATACTTTTGCTGCAGCAGTAGCAATGTTTTCATGTAACTTTCTATCTAAGGATAAATCATAACCTACTTGACCAAAATCAACATCCCCTGAAATACCTACTCTTTCTTTAAGTTTTTGACCTGCTTTTTTAAGTTTAGGTACAGACTCTTCTAACGATGCTTTTAAATCACTATATATTGTTTTTGCATTGTCTGCTATAGATTCTCCTTTACCTTTTAATATTACTTCTTCACCTTTACTATTAACTTTAATTAAATCACCTTTTGTAGAATCTGTAAATGCTTTTTTTGCTAGTTTTTTATTTACTCTTTCAATACCTCTTGTTTCTTTTGCTATTGCAACCATTCTAATTTGTTCAGCTACATTAGCACTTAGTGTTCTACTACTACCTGTAATACCACCTAACACACCACCTGTTACCGTAGCTAAACCTGTTGCTAAAGATACATCAAATAAATTTATATTTTCTTTTAGACCTAACTGCTCTGCTCTTAGTCTTTCTTGTTGATAAACAGTTACTCCTGCACCTGCACCTTCAACAAGACCTGCACCTATAGCTGTTTTATAACCACCGTGTATAAAACCATCTTTATAATTCATTGCCTGTTGACCTATAGTTTTTAAAGGGCTTTTTATTGCTTCTTTAAAACCTACACCTCTAATGGCTTGTTCTCCTGCTTCTTTAGCAATATTTTTTTGAGTTAGGGCAACACCTTGTTTTTCTAATGCTTTTACAGCACCTCTTTTTATAACTTCTCTTATACCTAATTTTATTCCTTGTTGAGCCGCTATTGCACCTGCTTTTGCCGCACCAAAAGAAAATATACCTGCATATGTAGAAGGTGCAGTAACTATACCTTGAAGATAATCACCTGCAGCTTTAAAACCAAAGTCACTATCCATTCTATCGTAGGTATTCATAAGATTACCCATTTGCGTTTTACCTGCAGCGTCTTGTTGTTGAGCGTGAAATAAATCAAAAGTTGCAGTTCCTTCGTTTACATTTTGCATACGAAAATGTTCCATAAACTCATCATAAACCTTAGTTTTATCTTCTAGGCTCATTTCGTCTATGTTAGTTTTTAATCCTGCTTTTCTACGTTTATTTAAAAAACTAGTTGCATCAGTTAAAAAATCTTCATTGTCAATAAGAACTTCTTTTGTTAAATCTTCTTGACCGTAAGTAGTGTATGAACTCATTTATATGTTTACCTTTAATCTATGATAAATCGTTTATTTGCTTTTTAAGATTATTAGAATCATAAGGATAGCCTATGTTGTCTTCCCAATACTTCTCTAATAAATCTTTTGGTATAGTATTTATATACTGTTGTGTTATATTATTTGTTGTAGGAGCACTTGGATGACTATTTTGTATTGCTATTTTTATAAGGGCTTTTCTAGCTGCGTTTTGATTTGCAGTTAACCCTGTTCTAGGAGATATTTTTGATAATGTTTTTTTGTGGTTAGTTACTGTTGCACTAAGACCTTGTGGAAATGGATTGCTACCACTGCTACCACCTGTTGAACCTGTTGAACCAGTATTTGATGGTGGTGTAAATGCAAATTTAGAACCTAGAGTAAGGTAAGGTTCACCTGTACTAGAATCTTTTGCAGAAACAAGTTTTACATTATATCCTAAAGTTGTAGCCATTGTTTTTAATTGTATTACAGATATATCTGCACCAATTGCTATACCAAGAGAATCTGCAATATCTTGTATTTCACTTGAAACACTTGCTTCTAAATATCCTTGAGCAGGTCTTCCATCTGATCTTGACTTAATCATTTTTGCAGACTCTATTACGCTCGTTATATTTGTTGCAAGTCTAGTTCCTTCATTTACTCTTTCTATTTCTGTGCCTTGATTAATCCACATACCACTACGGCTATCAAATGTTCCACTTAAATTTTGTGCTTTAGCTATGTCTGCTAGAGTTAATTGTATTTGGCTATTTAATGCTGAAGAAGATAAAGGTTTACTTTCACCTAATATATTTTTTCTAATAATTAATTCTGATATTCTATCAGAATACTTTTTCTTTTTATTGTCATCTGATGTATTCATAAAAGCAGCATTAAGCATTTTTATTTTTTGATCTATAGTTCCAACTAAATTTAACTCAAATAAATCTACAGTGATAGGTTCAATAGCTAAATCAGATTTTTCTGTTTTACCAAAATCTTCTCCAAAACCTGCAATAGCCATCTGTTGTTTTACTTTTTTTTCTGTATATTTTTCTACTGAACCTGCACCTTTTTCTACCGAACCTGTACCTGCTATCAAGTTTAAAAGATCACTTCCTGTTCCCTGTAATATAGTTCCTAAATCAAAATCAGGTATATTCATAGGTGTTGTAACTATATCCGTTAATTGTTTTGCTGTTATACTTTTTCCTTCTTTTCTTTGAGTGTAATTTAAAACATCTTCTACAGTTCTATTTTCAGTTGCAGCTTTTTTAACTACTGTAGGAACAAGTGCTTTAGCACCTGAATATCCTCTATTATCTTGTACAATTAAACTGTGTAATATATCAGAACCATTAGAACCTAAAGAAGCAGCTAATGCCTTTACTTCTTCAAAATTAGCATTGTATTCTGTGTTGTATTTTGTTTCCTCGTTTAAAAGTCTTCTCTGTCTTATTTCTGTTAAACGACTTATATTATCGTCTATTCTTTTATCCTCATCTTGTATAATTTGTGTAGCTGTATCTCCAACACCTTCCATAACACCGTAACCTGCGTGTTTATCTCCACCACCTAATATTTTAGCAATGCCATCAAATATACTCATCCTTCTCTCCTAGACATTAATCCCATTGACTTTTCTTCTTTCATAGGCATAGGTTCTTTTTCTACAGGTTTAGTAGGCATATCTTTTTCTTTTCTAAGTTTCATTATACTTCTGTTTGCTAAACTATCTCTATCAGACATTAATTTTGCATCGTCTTCTAAACCACTATTGTATTTAATACCAAGAGCATCACCAATAGCCATCATATTTTCTATAATTACAGGCATTACTAATATACCTGTATCAATACTATGTTTACCTTCCATAACACCTGACATCTGTATTGTATTAGCTAATGTAGTTAAAGGAACACCCATTTCCATTACATCTGCTAACATCATAGAAAATTCATCTGAATCCATACGAGAAGTATAATAATTAACAACTTCATTTATATCAGAATATTGAGCAGGTTTTTGCCAAGGTCTTGCACCTAATTCGTGCGTTAAAGACTCACCCGGAATAGGACCACTAAATTTATGTTGTGCTGTTTCTTGCATTTAAAAATTCCATTCTTTTCTTTTTAATTGTATTTTTATATCGTGCTACTTTAAATATAGGTTGACTTTTTGAATCATTATTCATTTTAGAAAAACCTGAATTTCTTTTTAGTAAACTATTTTTATTTCCTTTTGTTTTTTCAGAAATATTAAAGTTATCAAACAATAAAAATAAATCTTTTGCATAATTTTTTTTCATACTATTTACCTACTAACTAGCTAGTGCGTCTGGTCCACCTAATGAATACTTTAGATATGTTCCACCTAATGTAGTAATTAAACTACCTATTGATTTACCTGCAGCAGATTTGCTTTGAGCATCAGATGTATATTGTTTTGCTTCTGCATCTAATTGTGCTTCAGCTATTGTTACAATTCTATCTAATTCGCTTTCTGCACTTTTCCAAGCAAACTCCATTGTATCTGAATACATCTGCCATAAGTTATCATATGACTGTTTTGATATACCTAATACAGCACTAGCATTAAGTTCATTAGCTCTGTTTACACTAGCTGTATCTGCAGTAGCTATCTGTCTTCGCCATTGTGCATTGTTCTGTGCTATTACTAGCTCGTTCTGTGCATTAAACTGATCACGTTGGTTGTTTAATTCAGCGTTAAATCTTTCTACAGTATTAACTTGTCCTGCATTAAACTGTGCCTGTGCATTAGACTGTGATGCATTATATTGTGATGCCTGTTGTGAAAGGTTAGCAAAGAATTGGTCTGTTTGACCTTGTGATGTTGCATTAAATTGTCTTGCTGCATTTGTAGCAGCTTGATCTGTAAATAAAGATTGCACTCTTTGTTGTCCTTTAAACAATTCAGTTTGTTGTTGATTAGATAAATTAGTCATATCCATCTGTAAGAAATTTTGTGCATTCTGTACACTAGCTTGTTGTCTGTTACTTAAATTAGACATATCCATATTTGCTAAAGCAGATGCTTCTGCTATAACCATAGCTTGTTTATTAGACAAATTATTTAAATTCATTGTATTTGCAGCACGAGAGTTTTCTAATGCTACTTGTTGTTCTGCTGTAAAGTTCATGTTAGCTATGTCAGATACACGACTAGCATTTTGTACTCTAGCTTGAAAGGCTTGGTCAAACTCTTGACCCATAAATGTAGCACGTTGCTGTGCAGCTAACATTGCTCTTTGTTGTCTATTACTTAAATTCTGTGCTTCAAACTGTGCAGTTACTTGTGCATCTGCTGATGCTATTGGTAAAGCTGACTCCATAGCCGCCTGTACAAATGCCTGTCCTGCCATACTAGAAGCACCCATACCTCTAGCAGCCATACGAGCCATCTCACTTCGCATTGCCCCTGCAGCCCACACAGGTGTTTTACCACCTTCAAAGTCTGCCATTCTTTCTTCAAGCTGACCTGCTACCGTAGCTTGTTTTGTTGGAGTAGCTTCAGCAGCTTGTATCTGTTCAGTAAACTGTGATGCTGTTTGTGCATTTGCTACACCTGTAATAAGTTCACCATCCTGTATACTTCTTTGTACAGGATTATCCATCTTAATAGCATTACCTTGTGCGGCATTTAAGTTGCCTACACTTGATGCTGTTTGTTGTGCAGCCACTACCTTTGCACGAGGATCATCTTCATTTGTTTGTGCTGTCTGTACAGCATCCAAGGTTGTACTTACTTGTTGTGATCTTTGATCAGCATCCATTACATTTGCTTGTGTAACAGTAGGCTGTGTAGTTATTGTTGTTGTAGCTAGTGCAGGATCAACAGCTATATCACCTTGCATTTGACCTGCTAGTGGATCAACAACTTGTCCTTGCTCTATCTTAGTGCCAACAGGAGTTATTGTTGCACCTGTAGGTAGACCCGGTGTTTGCAATCTTTCTGCAGCTACTTGTCCTATTTCTGTACCTTGAGCACTTTGCTGTGGTGGCACATAGCTTTGTGACAATTGTCTTGGTTGTACTTGTCCACCTGCAGCACCATCTTCAGCAACACCACCTTCTTGTAATCTTACCACACCACCTTGTGCCATTTTTCTAGCAGCATCTTGATAAACAATCATCTCTCGTTGCTTGTTAGGATTTTGTTGCAAATAATTATCAAAGTTTTCCATACTACCTTGATAACCCATTTTACCTGCAATCTTTTGCATACCTTGAGGTTTAAAACCCTTAAATATAGCCATTATTTACTTCCTATTATTATCTTATCTAATTTATCTTCTAGTCTTTGCATAGCATCCATAATGTTATGCATATCTTCTTTAACATCGTCACGCTTAGCATACTCTTCTCGTGTTTTATTGAGAAGTATATCCAATCTTTTTACTTCCATAAACATACTACGAAACACCCATATAGCAGGTGCTATAACTACTGTAAGTATTCCATTCCAAAATAGTATAGGGTTTATTTCCATCTACGCATCCTCTAATGCTTTAACTTTTGTTTCTAATGTTTCTATTCGTGTCATTGCTTCCTGTAAGGCTTTAACTGCTTTCATATAAAGAATGGAATATTTAACCTCTTTAACTTTTTCTTTTACTTCTTTAACATCACCAATTTTTTTAGCAAAAGTTTTAATATCTCCTACCTTTTTATCGCCATCTTTTACTTCTTGGTCATCTTCAGTATATAGAACATTATTTTGAGTTTCGGAATCATCTTTAGTATACAAAGTTCCAAATGATGCATCATGTTTTATATCTAATGAAGATGGTTTTGAATCAGAAACAATATTTGGAGATATTTTTTCTGCTTCTTGAGCAATTAATCCTAAATGAACTAAATCTTCAGTATCGTATTTTTTAAAATTTTTAAATTTAAATTGTTTAATGTCATTCCATTGTGAATTAGCATCTTTAATATCAGACTTTAATCTTTCATCTGAAGTAGAACCATAACTATTTGTTGCACTCTGTACATCACCATTACCTTTAACGACAAATTTTGTACCATTAACATCATTTGCACAACTAATATATCCAGAACTTGTATTACTTGTATTAGCTACATGGCGAATTACAAATCCTTGTTGAGATGTTCCTGTAGCATGTGCTGTTATTGCTAATATTTGGTCATTACCAACAGTAGAATTAAATTCATGCCAGTTGCCTGATGATGGGTCAGTTCCATTATAAAATTTATCTGTTGCATTAGAACCTTTAAAAAATTGGGTTGTGACTGTATTACCACCAGAGAGTATTTTTAATCTTGCAGAATCACTTGTTTCAAAATTCATTCCTATTGCTGAAGCTGTTGCAATTCTTAATACATCGCTATTATCGTATTTAAATATTCCAGTTCTAGCAGTACCACCAGAAGTTTCTCCAGTAACTTGAAGTGAAGCTTCGCCACTAGAACTTGTTGAAATTGCTTTTATATTGGCTGAAGAACCAGTACCAGTAAAACTTAAAATAGAAGAAGTAATACTCATTCTATCTGTGCCACCAACTTTAAAATCTATTTGGTCATCTGTATCGGCAGTAATAGAAGTATCGTCATCTGCATCTAGTATTATCTCTCTGCCACCTACATCTAATACACCTGCTATAGTTGTTGTTGATGCTGCACCTGCACCGATTGTCACATCAACCTGACCATCTGTAGCGTGTTCACCTTCGAGAATTAACCCTGCTGTCAATGCTGTATTTGTTCCATCACTTTCTGCAACAAACAACGATAACTTCCCTGCTTCATCTGTATTTGCAGATTCTGAAACCTCTGCAACTATTTTTGCAAAACTAGTTTGAGCCTGACCTGAATCATCAGAAATAAATTCTATTGTTCCAATATCATCACCATCAGCACCTGCAGCACCTTTATCTTTTACAAAATGTAATCTTCCAGCTGATGTGTCATTAGTAGTATTTTTTATTATTACTACTGGGTCAGTTGAATTTACAGAAGTAAATGTTGCTGTGTCTGTAGTAAAATTAATACCACCTGCACTATGAACAACTAATTCACCTGTATCATTAACTATATAAGAATTAGTGCCACCATGATATAAATTTAAATCCTCACCTGCACCCATTGTTAATCTACCAGTAGCACTATCTCCTGAAACATCATCTGCATCAGAATCTACGTCTAGTTTAACTAACCCACCTGACGTTACATTACTTGCACCATTATCAATGTTACCAAAGTTACTTGTTATGCTACCTGAGTCTAATGCTCCTACTGAAACTAAACCAGTAGCAGTCGTTATAGAATTTTGTGTTGCTGTGGCTACTGTACCTGCTAATGATGTTGCAGTTAACAAACCACTACTACTATTAAAGGTTAAATTAGAACCACTCTTAGGTGGTAAGTCACCTGTTGCAGCAGTTGTAAATAATGGGAAACAAGTAGTATCTGAAGATTCATCAGCTACTGTAACAGCAGTACCAACAGATGCTAAAGCTACTGCGATATTACCTGTTCCATCAAATGATGTTCCACCAATGGTTCTAGCAGTAGCAAGAGCAGTAGCTGTATCTGCGTTACCTGTAACATCGCCTGTTATATCACCAACAAAGGCAGTTGATGTAATTGATGTTGCACCTGTAACCACACCTGCATCTATACTAATTGTACCATCTAGTAGAATTGCTGACCCTGAAGCAGGTTCAATATTTATTGCAGCTCCAGAGTCTAAAGTTAATACACCTGCTGAATCAATATCTACAGTACCGTCAGCAGTAATTTGTAAATGTGCCGCAGCACCTGCAGTATCTACTGTTACTAAACTTGTTGCACCATTTGTGCCGACAGTTGTTGTAAAAGTATCACCACTTGAACCTGTCATAGTAATGACTTTGCCGTCTACAGCTACTTCATCAACTGTAAGGGCAGTTAAAGTTCCAACACTTGTAATATTTGACTGAGCAGCTGTACTTAAAGTACCTGCAAGTTCACCAGAAGAACCATATATAACTGCCTTACTATTAACAACACTATTTGCACTTGCCGTATCTAATAAATTTAATTCAGCTGCAGTAGATGTAATAGCAGTACTATTTATTGCTAATTTACCTGTTGGAACATTAAAAGTTCCATTATCCTCAACTGTTGCTACTACTGTACCATCAAATTGTTGAAATATAATGTCTTTAGCATCGGTTAAAGGTTTAATTACTACATCACTAGAAGAGTTTGCAATACTTAATTTATTTCCTACTAAACCTAGACTAGCATTGTCTTCAATACGAATAACTTCTGTTCCATCAAACTGTGAAATAACTAAATCATCAGAGTCTACTGCAGGTTTCATTATAACTTCACCTGACGTACCATCTAAATCAAAAGCAATTTGGTCAACTCCACCATCTTGAAGTTTAATATCACCTATAGTTGAATTTAAATGCAACTCCCCAGTTGAATCTATTGATATTGGTGTAGCTGCAATCGTTAATCCTGTAGTACCATCGTGTGTAAAAGTAATATCATTTCCTGCACCTAATGAAAGAACAGCAGAATCTGATAACAATTTTACATCATTACCTAATATAGCATCTTTAGCTACAGATAAACCACCATCTGTTTGTAGAGAACCGTCTAATGTAGTTGTAGCATCTGTAGCATCATCTGTTTTTATAATACCACTAGATGTAATAGCACCTGAAGCAACAGTGCCTAAACCACTAACATTACCACTTGTATCAAATGTATAGTTACCATCTGAAAATGTACCATCTATGGTTAAGTTACGAACTGTTCCTATATCTTTGTTAGCATCTACAACCATAGCTTTACTAGCAGCAACAGTACCTGCTGTAATACCATCTAGCATTTCTAATTCAGCTTCAGCTAACTCAGCACCTGAACCTAATGTTAAAGAACCACCTACTGTAAGATTACCTGCTACAGCTAATGTAGAACTAGCTACTGTAGAATTAGGAGTTAAAGTAAGATGAGTTACATAACTTCCTGCACTTGCTATATCATTACCTAATGTTAGCGTACCACCATCAGCTATATTTAATTTCCATTCATCTCCTGCATCATCGCCTTCGTCAGCCATTAATGTAATAGCTAACCCTGCACCTTCAGTTGCAGCTATCTTTAGTGAGTCTGTTGTAGTTTCATCATAACTAATTGCTACATTTGAATCTGAACCAAATATTAATTGTTCATCGTCAAGAATTAATACATCGTCAGAAAATTGGAATTTATTACCATCGTGCAACCATTTTATTTCACCGTCAGAAGCACTAGTATTAAAACTAATAGTTATATCAGAATCTGCACCACTTCCAAAAGTCAAAGAACTACCTAATAATGTAGTTATAGGACCGCCTTCATTAGGAGTACCATCGTGTGTATGTCCACTAGTTGCTTGAAAAGTTGCTAATAGTTGGTCAAATTCATCATTGCTATCTGCAGCTGATATTACATCACCATCTGTAAAAGATGACTGTCTTGTATATGTTGCTCCCATTTACCTTCTTGCTCCTAATTGATATTCTAATTGAAACCCTTTTAATGAATAAGGTGCTGTTGTTGCATTATCATTTATTCTTAATGCTACAGCAAAACCTGAACCTTCTACAGATTGTCGTATTAATGGCTGTGAAGGACCTCCGTAAGTACCTGTACCATATTTAGATGTTCCATAAATAGCTACAACATCAGATGAATCTAAAGCATATGCTGCAGGTTTTGCAGAATTTTTATCTTCATAGTCATATCTTACAAACATATCAGCATTAATAGCTGATTCAGGTTTATAATTTATAAGTACTCTTTGCATATGTTTTCTTATTCCGGGATCACCAAATGTTAAGTCAGGGCTTCTATATCTACCAGATATTAATTGCCCATCAAAGTCATTGCCCTTTTCTTGTCTATGTACATAGCCATCAAACCCACCATGTAAAATTATGACATTACCTTCTTCTACAAAAGTATCTGTACAAGATGGTTTTATACCTCTTAACTCTGCAAACTCAAAGTTTTGACCCTTCATAACACATATAAGACCTTTTGATGTAACAGCACCTTGACCGTCTTTAGTAAAAAATAATCTATATTGTGTTTTATTAGGTATAACTAAAGATTCAAATAGTCCTGAATCACGTAGATTTTCATCAAATACTGATTGTACATTTGAACTTATAGTTCCTAATTCAACGTCACCAATTCTAGCTGTACCTGCTATAGTACGTAATCCATCAGGTCCTAAAAATATTAAGTCACCTGCAAATTCTTGTATGGTGTCTCCATTTGTACATCCAATGTTTCTTGTAACAGGAGTCATTGTAAAGTCAGCTTGTGAACTTCCTGACAATTTAAATATTCTATTTTCACAGAATATAAATAAATCATTACGGAAAACTTTTAATCCAACTACTGTATCATCAACTCTTATACTACCACCACCTATAGCTACAGAAAAATTAGTTTCTTCAAAAGGTACAGAAAAAACTAGTTCTTGTGGTGTATTAGACATACCTGAATAAAACATATGTTCTTTAAAAGCTACTACATGTTTTGCACCTGTTACTGTAGGTGGAAATAAATCAGCTACTACAGCACCTATTGTATGGTCATCTGCAACTGAACCCTCTTGAGCTCTTGTTACCCCAGTAAAAGTAGTAGCAGTTTTACCTGTATAAGCAAATATTTCACTATTAATTAATACAGAACCACTAGAATTAAAATTTGTAGTTGCTTTAACTGTTAAAACTCCAGAACCTGTCATGCCTGTTCCAGAAGCTATATCAGCACCTAATTGGGTTACATTACCTGTTGCAGCATTTGGAGAAGAAACATCTGAAGCTACGATTGATGTATTAAATATAGTAGGGGCATTAGTTCCATCTACTACAATTAACTTATCAGTACCATCAAAATTGTATCTTTCAAAATTATACTTACCAGCATTTGTTCTACCATTATCTTTTTCAGTCCAACTTTCTGATACTGCATCATCTACAGCATGTGCTGCGGCTGTTGTGCTTGATTCAGCTCTTGTTACACCTGAAAATGTAGTAGCTGTTATACCTGTATATGCAAATATTTCAGAGTTAATTTGTAAAGTACCACTAGAACTAAAACCAGTTGTACTGTCAACTATTATTTCTCCTGAACCTGTCATTGCAGTTGTTGAAAGTATTTTAGTACTTAATTCTGAGGAAGCAGAACTAAATATTTTTTCTCCTCTAGATGCTACTATTTTATTAGCAAAGGTTGCTGTCATTAAAACCTTTTCGCTACTAGAAGATGTTTGAGGTACTATATGATTTACGTATTTTCTAAAACCATTGATTCTTTTATAACCACCTTCAATATCAGGTTCAAAGTTTTGTAACTCTAAAGCCTGTCCCGGTTGCATAATAAATGTAGAACGACTTTTAACTAAACCACCTTCACACACAAATGCTGAAGGAGTTGTTTGCGATTGATCAGGCATATTAAGTTATCCTTAGTGGTGTATCTGCTCCTGTTAAATAACCTGATCTAGGTATGTATGTAGACCTTATATAATCAAATCTATTTACTAGTAATGTTTGCATATTTTTTATACCTTGTTCAAATCTTTGCATGTTTAATTGATACTGTGATGTTTCACCTCTATACTGATACACAAATGCTGTTGCACCATCTGCTATTATAGGTGCAAATCTGTCAGGTATAGATGTTGTATCACTATGTGCCGACATATCAGTAGGAAATGTAAAATAGTCGTATTTAATTGTAAAAGATTTGTTTGGAAAAGAATGTAAAAGATAATTATTATCAGGAGTTCTGACTATAAATTGAGGTATACCACCGTGATCAAATTGTGCTACTTGTACTCCACTATCGTGAGCAGATTCTGTTGTTCCATTTGCACCTCTAGTTGCTCCTGTAAAGGTCGTAGACGAGCCTATTTCTGTGTAGGTTATCTGTTCGTTACCTACAAATAATGTACCTGCACTAGCAAAGCCTGTAGTACTTGCAACAGTAATTGTAGTAATTGAATCTGTATGTGATTGACTTAGTGTTGTGGTTTCTACTTCATCTTCTTGTGTAATATAAGAATTTACATAATCATTATAATTTAGTATCCTTAATCTTCCACCACTTGTACCTAAGTCACTATCTTTAACTAATCTAAATGTGTTATAATCTACAGTTTTAGCATCTGTAGGTATGCTATATTTAATAGTACCTGCTGTTAATGTTTGTGTTTTAGTTGAGTGATTAAAAGGGTACTGAAATTCTTTTTGATTTACATATCGAATAGCTTCATTAACTGCGTTCTGACACTGTACTTGAATACCTCTAGCAGACGAAAAATTAGCAGACGTTAATGCTACTTCATTTAATCGTGCAATTACTCTATTCGTGTGTGTGAGAAAACTTTCAGCCATATCCTATCCTAAATGTATTATAACAGCTTTATGTATAGCTGTCAAGAAAAAAGTAAGTTAAGAGGGCAAGTTGCCCTGCCCCCTTAGTTATAGTTGAGTTACGCTAATGTATCTCTGTCTACTTCATTTGCTCCGAAATCCGTAGCACTTTGACTTGTGCAGTCTACAAGGATAGCAAACATTCTTAATGAGCCTCCTGTAGTTGTACCTGTCATTGCTTGAACTTCGAGGTCAATAGTATCCGTTGCTCCAACCATTACTGGTCCACCTTCGGCAGACGCAGCAAAGTCACCAACTGATGCACCATCAAAGTCAAAACCATCAACAAAGTTGTCGAGGTCTCCACCTGTAATACCGAAATCAAAATCAGTATTAGATGATGTACCTGCGTGTGCTGTTAGAACTTCCAAACCTGCATGTAGTATTAAGTGATTTGCAGGAATAGTTAATCCCGGAATAACATCGTTAGCTGCAAGAGCAGTACCTTTATCGGTAGTTGCTTCAGCAAAGTCTAACACACCTTCAATCATAAAAGGTTGACCCGGTAGACCTGCTTTACCAGCTCTGCCGTAAGCGTTAACTGTAGAAGTTGTTTGTGCTCCTAATGCCATAATCTAATCTCCCTTACGCTAAACAATACGCAGCAGTCACGATAGCTTCAGGTCGAAGTATCTTTCTGCCATACAAATGCATACCACGAACAATATCAGCGAAACTGTCAGGGTCTCTGTAAGTTTCTGTCTTATTAATTTGTTCAGCAGTAGCTATAGCTGAAGAATGACCTGCTACAATAATACCAAAGTTTGAAGCATTCTGACCACCTGTTGTCGCAGGACCTGTGCCTAGTGACGGAAGGTTGTTAGATGTATATACTTTAAAACCATGTAAATTACTTAAAACAAGACCATTTTTCAAACCACCTGCATCTCCACCAAAGTCTGAGTTTAGAAGTCTTGAGTCTTCATCTTTTAACATTTCGATAAAAACTGGATCAAGAACTAACCACCTACTTGATGTGTCAACATTTTGTTGGTCTAATAGTCTAGACATACGTGCTATAACTTGTAATGGAAATGCATTACCAGTTGTTCCACTTTTAGCAGCAGTTGCTCCACCTGCTCTTGGCTCAAGTCCAATAGCTTGGTTTGCAGTACCTGCAGTACCATTACTCTGTGTAAAATCAGAGGAATCAAGTGACATTGAAGTCAATAATTCTGCTCCAACTAAGTTAGAACCACTAGAAGCTGTAGATACAGCCTTAGCACCATTTACTGTTGTGTTAACAGCACTCGCAGCACTGTGAAGTGATGCTTGTTTAAAACCTGATAAGTAACCAAGAACATCTTGGTCAAATTGATCAGATAGCCTATAAGCAGCTCTATCACTAGCTAACTGTTGAAAGTTAACATGTGAATGTGCTTCTTCAATATCGTCAACCTTAAATGCAAAGTAATTAGCTTTGTCAATTGTTAGGCTGAACTCTTCATCGTCAAGGTCTTGAGGTGTAATTGCTGTACCTCTTGTATAAGCCTTAACTGTAATTTCAGGTTCTTTAATAACCTTAACGGAATCACCCATGTTAGCAATTTCGCCAAAGTAATCAGAATTAGTGATTGCTTCAACGACTGATGACTTGCGAAATGCAAGTTGCACCTGTTTGCTGTAAATAACTGGGCTAAAATTTCCATTAGGAAGGTTACCATAACCTGTCGCAGTAGAAAATGCCATTTTATATCTCCTATATTTTAAGCATAGTATACAGATGCGAACATACAAATGTAATAACAGGGCTGACTTACGTTAGGTGCAAATTGTACAGATTGTACATTACTGTAGTCTTTGGGCTAAGTTTATCAGGTACTCTTTAAAACTTTTTGTTGTTTGCGAAATTATAAGTATAGGTATTCACATATTTGTGGGCTATACTTATATTATATATTATAGTTATACTCATAAATTACTGTTTGTCAACAGTTTCTTTTGGAACTTCAACAAAAGTAAAGTTTACACTAAAGGAACGTCTTTCTCCTTTAGTCTTAAATGGATAAACACAATGAAATAATTCTGCAGGAAATATATAAAAATCTCCTACTTTTGGTTTAACCATAAAATTTGTTTGGTTGTATCCTGAAGATGTACCATGAGCAAATTGTATATGCCCATTTGCAGGATGATGGTCTTTATAATCTTCTTCCCACTCTTTCTCTATACCTTTAGGTAACTTTAGATAACCTACACAGGACATTCTAGCACCTGTGTGAATGTGTAAGGGGTTGTATTCATTCTCAAATTGCCTTACAAACCATCCTGAAGCTATTTGTATTCCATGATTAAAGTTTTCAATATCTAGTTTAGTTTCTCCAAAAGAATGTCTGTATTCAACATAGTTATGAAATCTACCTATAAAATGTGCAAACTCATTATGCCATAGTTGTTCTATTTCTTTAGTAAACTTTAATTCTTGTTTTACTTTACCTACAAGTTTATCAGACCAATCTTCTAAATCAGGGTTCATTAACTCATTCATCTTTCGTAAGAAAGCAGGAGTCATTTTTTTATAACCCATTACAGGACCAAAAGGTGCTATGTATTCCTCATCTTTTTTAGGAGTATATATTTTACTTTGATGTGCCATGCTCTGCTCCTACCTTGCTGAACCAGATACATCATATACAAACCTACCACTTCTTATAGATTCCATTATTGCGTCTGCATTTTTTTCATACTGTTGAGCAGACATTTTTTCTACTTGAGATTCTTTAAATACACCTTTTGTATCTTTTATAGCAGGTTCTGATCTTTCAGCTTTTGGATTAACACTTTTTGCAGCTTCATTTGTAGGTTCTACTTTTTTTGTAATACCTTTATCAGACTTATATAAATCTATTGCTCTTGCTGCTGACCTTGCATCATTGTCGTTATCATACAAAGCATCTTGAACCCATTTAGGTTGTTCTTCTGCCCACTCGTGAAAAACATCACTATCTCTAATAGTATTAAAATCAGGATGAAAACGCAGTAACTCAACTTCAGCTTTTTCTTTTACTGCTGTATTCTGCATTTCGTTTATACTAAGCATTCTATCTTCAAGAGTTTTAGCTTGTTCCATTGCTTTTTTAGTTGCAATAGTTTCAACGATAGCAGCTACATCAGGATATTCTTTTGCCCATGTTTCTATATCTTCATCTGACTTAGGTAATTTAATATTTTGTTTTGTCGATTCAGATAATTGACTTTTTAAAGTATCAATCTGTTTTTGAAAGTCTTGTTCTTTTTGTTGAACATGTCTTCTTAAATCACCATATCTTTTCTTAAAAGTTTTTTCTTCAGCATTAGTAGGTTCTTCTTCTTTTTCTTCTGCTTCTACTGTTTCTGAATCATTATCTTTTTTCTGTTCTTCTATTAGCTGTTTTAATTCAGCTTCTTCTTTTTCTCTTTTTTCTTCTTGTGAGTAGGGTTTACTCATAAATGCAGCTTTTTTAGGTGTTGCTTCCTTTGTCATTACTTTCTCTGACATATTTTTCTCCTTAGGGGTTATCGTAGCCAATTAGTTGGGGGATAAGTAGCCATTAATGTAGGTTATTTTTTAGAAGCTAACCCACCACGCTTCATAACTTTTTTCTTCTTAGGTTTTTTAGATGCTATACCACCTGCTTTAAAACCTCCAAATCTACCACCACTTTTATAAGGTGTTTGTTTTTGCATTTTTTCTCTAGCTGTTTCTTGTCTAGCTTTTGCTTGATTTTTTTCTATTTCATCTTTTCTAGCATTTTGGATGTCTTGCATAGCTTTTTGTGCAGCTTTTTTTATAGCTTCTTCTTGAATTTTTTGTGTTTGTTTAATTTGAGAAGGGTCTTGAATACCTTGACCCATTTTATTTTTAAACTCTTCTATAGTTTCTTCAACCTCACCTGTTTTATCAGGTTTATTTACAAAGTTAAGATCAGGAATTTGTATAGGTTTATCTGATAATGACGGAGGTCCTTCATCAAAAGGTTTGTCATCTGCAGCTAATTCTTTTTGTACTTGGTCTGCAGGTGGTAATCCTCCTGAAACACTAGTATTTACATTTGAACCTATTGTACTACCGTCTAAACTTTTAAAAGGAGAAGAATCAAGAGTAAAACTTCCCGGTAATGTGCCCGGAAGAGTTCTTCTGTATATTGTGCCTTCAACAGGTGAATCAGTTACACCATCTACAAAATCTTGTTCATTAAATTGTTCTGCACTAGTTATTTGTTGTTGTACTTGTTTTGCAGCTTCTTCTAAACTAAAAGGTATAAATCCTTTTTGATTTCTACTTTGATTAGCTAATTTAATATCAGGAAATAAAAATCCCGGAACTTTTTTACCCATTACTGTATAGTTACCATCTTTAATAAATTGAACAGCTTCTTTAGCACTCATTTCTTTATTATCTTCCATAACTTTTCGAATAGCATTTCTATAACTTTCTTGTATGTTATTTTCTCTTTGTTGCATATTTTGAAAAGAAGTTGAATCACCTTCTCTATCTTCTTTTTGTGTAACTTGTGCTGTATCTACTCTTACGTCTGTAGGGTCTTCCTCTACTTTTGTAGGGTCTTCATATGTAAAACCTTTATCGGTTAGTTCTTTTAATTTTTGTGTATATGCAGGTAATGGTTCTCCACCTTTAAATGCTATATATTCTATTTCGCCATTAGGTCCTACATACTTACGTAATTCATCATAACCATAAGATACATCACCACCAAACAAATCTTCAAATGATGCAATAGGTTGTTGTTCAGTAGTTTGTGTAGGTGCACCATAAAATGTAGCCTGTTCGTCTGCCATAGGTTGATTTGCAGGTTGTTGTGCACTTTCTACAATTGGTGTACGTTGAAACTTAGATGGCTGTGTAAACACACCATTAGCAGCCATTACACCACCCTGTGCCATTTCCTGTGGATCATCTTCCATATCTAAGTCATCCATAGTAAAAGGCATATCATCAGGCATTGTAGCTTCTTCTGAGTTACCCATCTGACCCATCTCTTCCATACGTTTAAGACCTGCTTTGGCTTCCTGTCTCATCATCATAAGTTTTTCTAAACCTATAAACCTAACCACATCTGCAGGAAAGACAAATTCGCCTTCACTTAATTGTGCAGGTATATCGTCTCTAACTTCTTCTTGTGCAGAACCTACAGGTACTTCGTTGCCTGATACAGGATCAACTGTTCCACCATCTTGTTCTAATCCACCCTCTTGAAATAGGCTCATTTGTTGTTGTAAACTCATATCATACCACCTTTGTATCTGTCTAATCTAGGATCACCTTTTGTTTTTGTTTTACTAAATTTATATTTAAGTTGATCTTGTTCTAATAGCATATAGCTATCTGCATTCATATCTAATTGATCTTGTTCTCTTGTATTTTTATATATATAAGAATCATATCCATTTTTATTTGCTACCTCTTTTATTTTATTAAACCACACTTTTTTATCTTCAGGATTAATAACTCTATTTTTTTTACGCCTAGTTTGTTCTTTTAATGCACTAAGCACTAAATCTTTCCACAATTTTTCATCTATCTCTTCTCTTACCATAGATTGATTTAATTTTGGATTGTAATTTTTTACATCCATTTCTTTTGCTGCATCAGACATAAAATATGTAACACCTTCATATTCTACTCTAGGTCTATTTTTTAAATCTATCATTGCTTCGGCTGTTTGTGTCATAAAATTCATTCCAGCTTTATCGTTTGATGCAACTGTTAATTCTCCAATCCACAAATGAGGTTTATTAAATATTCCTACATCAGGAATACGAGCAGGTTTTAAATTATCTGCAATCTTAAAAGGAAAAGTTCTTTGTCCTTCAGCTTTTAGTTCAAGTCCGTCAACTGTTAAAGTAGGTTTCATTGTAGGTTCTACTACTCCATACTTCATTTTATTCATAGAATCTGCTTGTCCTTTTGTGCCTACATGAATACCAAAATCACTTTCACCCATTAAATTAAACTTATTCCCTTCTATTTCTCCTTTACCTAAATGATATACATTTTTTGTATATGTTGTTGTAGGTTTTAATGTTACATCTTTTGGTCTAATAATTATTTCATCTTCAAAATTACCTTCATTTAAATCTGCACTTGCTAATATGTCTTTTTTATTTACTTCATATTTTTCTAAAGGTGGGTAATTTTGACGTCGATTCCAAGGTAAACTTTTTGGATCAAAGTCTGGATTTAAAGTAAAAGATGTTGGTATATCACTTGCATCTATATCATATTTTTTTAAATTTTTAGGGTCTAAACTTCCTGTTCTGTATACAATCATTTTTTCAGGGTATGCTTCTAATTTTTTTTGAGTTAGATTATATATATTTTTTTTAACTTTATTTAACCTATTTTCTGATACTACATTATACATACCAAATTCTTTTTTTCCACCAAAAGTTGTGCTATATAATAATTCTGATAAATATTCTCTCGCTTCATATGTATTTGTGTTAAATAAATCTTTAAAATAATCTGTAGCAGGTTTTCCTGTAGTGAATACTGTACTAAAAACTTTTTTTGTTGTTGCATCTAAGTTTTCTATATCTGCTGCTTTTAAAGCTGGAACTGTTTCTCTAGTAACTTCTAATTGAGATTTAGGAAATTTTAAAGGTTCTTTGTATACTTGTTTAGATTTAGGTACATTAACTTTTTCTTTTGGCAAAGATTTTTTTATTCCTGTTTGTAATCCCTTAACTAATGCCTTACCTGAAATAAGCCCACTAATTATTTCTCCTGTCATTTGTGCAGGATCACTAGAATCTGAAGGTATACCTATTGAATTTAACATTTGATCAAATTTAGCCCTACCAAATTTTTGTTGTAAAAAATCTATCTGTGGTTGTACAGATGTTGCAATAGCAGATATGTTTTTTGAACCGTAATTTATTGCTAAATCATTTACAAGTTTATTTAATTCTAATAAATCAAAAGGTATAGCTGCTGTGCCTACAGCAACCCCAATACCTGCTTTTTTCATTCCTTTTGCTTGTTCTTTAGCAAAATCTTTA